TTAAATGAGAATATCAAATGCTGTGAATGTTTCTCGGAGCTATCCGAAGTATTCAGCAAGAGATTTGGCGAGCAACTTTTATGGATTGCTGAAGAGGACCTCAGAGAAGATTGGCACGAATGGACAAGTCATATTTCAACTAAACACGGAGGATACTAAAATGATTAGAGCATTTTTATACGGAATGATGTTTATGCTAGGTATAGCAATGATAATAGATCAAGTACAAAACAATCAATTATGGTTGGGAAGTGTAATCAATATGTTTATCGGCGCAATACTAACAGCGTCAATCTTTCTAGGTTGGCAATCTATTCACGATAGCGTCGCGGAAGATTTTTCAGATAAGTAAAAGTCTCCATGGGTGGCGCGCGTTTAAACGCGCGCCATTTTCTTTTTTACATATATTAAAACCCCCTATCCCCCCCAAACACGCGCGCGCACATATACATACATAGAAAAAGAAATAGACACAAAAAAAGATATCAGATAAGTTAGCACCTTGACCCCCCTAAATTATATAAATGGGTAGGAGTCCCAGAGCCAGAAAAAAATTTTGTAATGCAAAAACTTTCTAAAGAAGAGTTCGCAGAAATAAAAGAACGCTACCCTGACATAGCACAGGAGCTTATAGAACTAAGCGATGCTATCTCAGCCAGAACTCTACAAAACAAAGGACAAGAAAACTTCATCGAATACGTCAAGCACATGTGGCCAGACGTCATTATCGGCGCACACCACCAGCGCTTTGCTGAAAAACTAGAAGGCGTAGCCAAAGGTGAGATCAAAAGGCTGATCGTCAACATGCCGCCTAGACATACAAAATCTGAATTTGCTTCTGTCTTCTTTCCAAGTTGGCTGCTTGGTTTAAATCCAAAGCTCAAGCTCATGCAGATTACTCACACCGCAGAGTTAGCGTTTCGATTCGGTAGAAAAGTTCGTGATCTTATCGATTCGCCAGAGTACAAAGACATTTTCCCTGAAGTTTCTTTGAAAGCAGACAACAAATCAGCGGGTAGATGGGAAACCAACAAGGGCGGTGAGGCGTTTTACGCTGGAATAGGTGGAGCGGTCACTGGTCGAGGGGCGGATCTTCTAGTGTTAGACGACATTCACTCTGAACAAGACGCCATGTCACCGCGAGCCCTCGACAATGCGTGGGAATATTACAGTTCGGGACCGCGACAACGTCTTCAACCGGGCGGATCTATCGTTGTCGTGATGACTCGCTGGTCGACCAAGGACTTAACGGGCAGATTATTAGCAAAACAAGCCGAAGAAAAGGCAGATCAGTGGGAAGTTGTCGAGTTTCCGGCGATTTTTCCGGATTCAGGCAACATTTTATGGCCAGAATTTTGGAATATGGACGAATTAGAGGGTATCAAGGCGTCATTACCGGTCTCTAAGTGGTCGGCGCAGTGGTTACAGAACCCAACTTCGGAAGAAGGCGCGATTTTGAAGCGTGAATGGTGGCAAACATGGGAACACGAGGACATTCCGAACATGCAATACGTGATTCAGTCCTACGATACCGCATTTTCGAAGAGCGAAACGGCAGATTACTCGGCGATTACGACGTGGTGCGTGTTTTACCCAAGCGAGGACAGTGGTCCTGCGTTATTGCTCCTTGATGTTAAGAAAGGTCGGTGGGATTTCCCAGAACTCAAGCGCGTTGCCCTAGAAGAATATCAATATTGGGAACCCGACACGGTTATTATCGAGGCAAAAGCCTCCGGTATGCCCTTGACCCATGAACTAAGACAGATGGGGATACCGGTTGTGAACTACACGCCGGGCAAAGGACAAGACAAGATAGCGAGAGTCAATGCCGTATCGCCACTGCTTGAATCGGGCATGGTCTATGTACCAGAGACGCGTTGGGCAGAAGAATTAGTCGAAGAATGTGCAGCGTTTCCCTACGGCGACCACGACGATTTAGTGGATTCAACAACGCAAGCACTAATGCGTTATCGACAAGGCGGCTTTATAGGTTTAGAATCGGACGAAGATTTAAACGATAATGAACCAAGACAACTAAAAGTTTATTATTAGGAGAGGTAAGGTATGGCGGAAAAGCCAACTAACATAGAAAGAGTCAGCGACCTAATCGATTTAGATATACAGTCGGGGGAGACAGTCGAGATCGAAGACCCCACTCCAAATGACGCAGATGTAGCCGTCGAATTCAACCCCGACGGTTCTGCCGAGCTTAACTACTTCCCCGACGAACCTGAAGAGCAAGTTCCGTTCGATGCCAACCTAGCAGAGTTCATGGACGACGGACAACTGTCTGGTTTAGCCATGGAACTTATGGGGGACTTCGAAGAAGACCAAGCCAGTCGCCAAGAGTGGGAAGACACTTACGTCAAAGGTTTAGATCTCCTTGGGTTTCAATACGAAGATAGGGACAGACCTTTTCCGGGCGCATCAGGGGTAACTCACCCAATGCTCGCCGAAGCGGTAACTCAGTTCCAAGCACAAGCATTTAAAGAATTATTGCCCAGCAAAGGACCGGTCAAAGCACAGGTCATGGGCGCAGCGACCCCGGACGTAGAACTACAAGCCAGTCGGGTTCAAGACTTTATGAACTATCAGATCACGACCGAGATGGAAGAGTACACGCCAGAGATGGATCAGTTACTGTTCTATCTACCGCTCGCCGGATCAGCGTTCAAGAAAGTTTATTACGACACCATGAAACAAAGACCGTGCAGTAACTTCGTGCCGGTCGACGACTTAGTGGTTCCGTATTCAGTTAGCGATCTGAATACGTGTGAAAGAATTACGCACATCGTAAAGATGTCGCACAACGAAGTTAGAGCACAGCAGATCAGTGGCGCGTACTTAGACGTCGAAATCAAACCTTCGTATGTCGGGGCGTCCGATACCGAAGATAAAGAAGACGAACTAGAAGGTATCGACGGTACATCGGACATGATGTACGAACTGTTAGAGTTTCATGTATTGATGGACTTGCCGGGATTCGAAGATCCAGACGGCATGCACCTACCGTACATCATTACGGTAGATAGCACTTCATCGAAAGTATTGTCGATTCGTAGGAACTATCGTGCAGACGATCCTATGAAACAGAAGATTCAATACTTCGTACATTACAAGTTCTTGCCGGGCCTTGGGTTTTATGGCTTCGGTCTCATCCACATGATCGGCGGACTATCGAGGACTGCCACAGCTGCGCTTAGACAATTAGTTGACGCTGGAACTCTCTCCAATTTACCAGCGGGTTTTAAGGCACGTGGTTTAAGGATCCGCGACGATGAGACTCCCCTAGAGCCCGGCGAGTTCAGAGATGTCGACGCTCCGGGCGGCGCACTTAGGGATTCACTGATACCGTTACCGTACAAAGAACCATCAGGCACTTTGTTCCAGTTACTAGGCTTTTGTGTCGAAGCTGGTCAAAGGTTTGCCTCGGTTACTAATCTAAACATCGGCGAAGGTAATCAAGAGCTACCGGTCGGCACGACCATGGCACTCTTAGAACAAGGCACAAGAATTATGTCGGCAGTGCACAAACGTTTGCACTACGCACAAAAAACAGAATTTAAAATACTCGCAAGATTGTTCGCGGAAACCCTGCCACCGGAGTATCCGTACATGGTCGTCGGCGGTGACCAAAGCATCAAGCAAACCGACTTCGACGACCGTGTGGACGTGATACCCGTTAGCGATCCAAACTTCTTTTCTATGTCGCAGCGTATCTCGCTCGCGCAACAAGAACTTCAGTTGGTACAAAGCAATCCGCAGATACACAACATCAAAGAAGCGTACCGTAGAATGTATCAAGCGCTCGGCACAGAAAACATCGAAGCGCTCTTTCAACCCGACCCGCCACCGCCTATGCCTATGGACCCGGCTTCAGAGAACAGTGCGATGCTTATGGGCATGCCAGCAACAGCGTTTCCTGAACAAGATCACGGCACGCACATAGAGATTCACTTAGCGTTCTTAGAAAACAAATACGTGCAAGCTAATCCAATGGCGGTCAACGCTATCGTAAGTCATGTGCTGCAACACGTATCGCTCATGGCCCAAGGACAAGCAGAACAAGAACTACAAATGCAGATGCAACAAAATCCAGATTTAGCGATGCAGCTGCAACAACAAGAGATGATGAACCAGCAGGCGATGGCCCAAGGACAACCGCCTATGCCAAATGCGATGTTAGAAAACATCAAAGCCGGTATAGAGTTACAGTTGATGCAAGAACTTATGCCTAGACTGGACGAGATACTTAAAGTAGACTCCGATCCTATAACAGCATTGAAAGCACAAGAACTACAAATAAGAGCACAAGAGAACCAAGACGACAAAGAAATAGCAGAAAAACGTTTAGAAATTGACGAAGAAAAGATAAAATCGCAAGAAGACATCGCTGCCATGAAGATACAAGCTGATCGGGAGCGCAATAGCGGAGGCTAAAATAGACGAACTTAATTTCGCGCAAATGGTTCAGCGCGCCATCTCTTCAAAGGAAGAGCAGATAAAAGAGATAATGCTGTCAGGTTCAATCGAATCACACGAACAGTACCAAAATCTTGTCGGTCAAGTGCAAGCTTTAAATTTCGTACGCGAAGAAGTTAGAAACCTTTTAAAGAAAATGGAGACGTTCGATGACGAAGACGACACTTGAAGAGCAATGGGCTGAGAAGAAGCAAGGCAAATTGCCACTCGAAGAAATATACGAAAGCGGAAAGAAAGAAACCGATCCGCAAACACTAAATCCAGAAAAGATAACAGATAGTGCTTTGAACCAACTACCAACGCCAACAGGCTGGCGTATCATGGTGTTGCCGTACCAAGGCAAAAAAGTTAGTGACGGTGGGATCCACCTTGTTAGTAAAGCGCTCGAAAGACAACAAGCCGCTACGGTGTTGGGCTATGTTTTAAAAACAGGTCCGCTCGCGTACGACGGCGAGAGATTCTCTAAAACAGGTCCATGGTGTAAGGAAGGAGACTGGGTACTCTACGCGAGATACGCAGGCTCTAGAATTGACATCGATGGTGGGGAAATCAAGATACTGAACGATGATGAAATCATCGCAACGGTATCTGATCCTGAAGCAATCATTCACAACTTTTAAACATGGAGAGGACCATGCCAGACGATAAATTTTCAAACCTAAGTCAAGCAGACGAAATGGTACCTATGGATACAGAAGGCGACGGAGTAGAAATAGCATTACCAGAAGAAGCTGCTGACGAACCAGCTGCCGTAGTTGAGGAAGTGCAAGAAGAAGCTGCACAACCTGAAGTATCAGCTGCCGAACAAGAACAAGAAGAATATAGCAAAGGCGTACAAAAACGAATCGACAAACTAACAGCGAAACTAAGAGAAGCAGAACGTAGAGAGCAGGCGGCAACAGAGTTTGCTAACAACGTAAAGCTAGAAAACGATACTCTAAAAACAAGAACACAAGAACTAGATACCGATTTCATTAAAGCAGAAGCGGACAGAATTACCGCAGAAACAGAAAAAGCAAAAGCCGATTTAAGAAAAGCTAACGAAGAATCTGATATAGATAAACAAACCGAAGCGCAACAAAAGCTAGCTGCACTAGCAGCCGACGCACAACGCGTAGAAGGTTTAAACAAGGAAAGGGAAGCTGCAAAACCCGTTGAGGCAGAGCAAGCCCCTACAACTGAAACCCCCACATACGAGCAACCTCAGTATCCAGACCCTGATCCAAAGGCGGAATCGTGGGCAGAAGAAAACCAATGGTTCGGGCAGGACAGGGCCATGACCATGACTTCTTTTGCGATTCACGAAGATCTAGTTAAAGAAGGATTTGATCCGAGTAGTGATGAGTATTATACTGAAGTGGACAAAAGGATTAGAGATGAGTTTCCTCACAAGTTTGATGAAGACTCATCCACTAAAAACCGACCCGTTCAAGCGGTTGCATCTGCTAAACGCAGTGCAAAAACTGGACGCAGCAAATCTGTGAAACTCACACCTTCACAGGTATCAATAGCTAAAAAATTGGGTGTGCCACTTGAAGAATACGCGAAGTATGTTAAATAACGTGGAGATAACATAATGGCAGATAAAAAACAAAACGACACAACTCGTGAACCACGCGAGGCTCAGTCAAGAGAAAGAACTTCTCAAAGAAGACCTTGGGCCCCTCCTTCCGCTTTGGATGCACCAGAGCCACCAGCAGGTTACGTACACAGATGGGTACGAACTGAAGTCAGAGGATACGACGACACCAAGAACGCAAGCGCCAGACTCAGAGAAGGCTGGGAGCCCGTTCGTGCTGACGAATATCCTGACTTTCAGTATCCGTCCATCGGTGATGGTAAGTATGAAGGTGTAATTGGTGTTGGCGGTCTAGTGCTTTGTAGGATTCCGCAGGAAACTGTAGATGAAAGAAGTCAATACTTCCAAGCAAAGACTAGGGATCAAATGCTATCAGTAGATAACGATTTGATGAAAGAAGAGAATCCAGCCATGCCTATTAATAAAAATAGACAAAGTCGCGTAACATTTGGCGGAAACAGAGGCGAGTAATCGAATTTGTTTCTTAATTTTAATTTGTAAAAAGGAAAAGTTTAATGGCTAATGTAGATGCAGCTTTTGGTTTAAGACCTTACAAAGGACTTAACCCAGCAAGTGCTGTCCCATCCGCTAATAAATACTTAATTAATCCATCAGGTTATGGCACTACTATCTTCCAAGGTGACCTCGTTAAATTTAACGGTGGTTACATTGAGCAAGCTGGTGTAAGTGACGCTAACATTGTTGGTGTATTTAATGGCGTGTTCTACCAATCTTCAGACGGACCTGTATACAAAAACCACTATGTAGCAAGCACTACTGCTAGCTCAGGTGACATTGAAGTATACATTTACGACGACCCTAACACTTTGTTCTTGATCCAAGGTGATTCGGCAACGAACACTGCTCAAGCAAACGTAGGGAAGAACGCTGATACTGTTGGAACAAGCGGAAGCACTACAACTGGAATCTCCTCCAGAGAACTTGACGTTTCGACTATAGCAACTACTCAGGGCTTACAGCTCAAAATAGTTGGTGTAGACCAAGGACCAAATAACGATGAACTCGGTACAACGCACACTAATTTGATTGTTCAAATTAATGAGCACGCGTACAGAGGTCCCGTAGCAGGTACATAAGATGGCAATATCTAGAGCACAATTAGTAAAAGAACTAGAGCCCGGATTAAATGCACTTTTTGGATTAGAGTACGACAGATATGAAGATGAACATGCCGAAATTTTCGACACAGAAACTTCAGATCGTGCCTTTGAAGAAGAGGTAATGCTTTCCGGATTTGATGCAGCACCTGTTAAGTCTGAGGGAGCAGGAGTGGCTTTTGACACAGCGCAAGAATCATTCACAGCTCGTTACACTCACGAGACAGTTGCCTTAGCTTTCAGTATCACTGAAGAAGCGATTGAAGATAACTTGTACGACAGATTGTCTGCAAGATACACAAGAGCTTTAGCTAGAAGTATGTCAAACACCAAGCAAATTAAAGCAGCCTCAGTTTTAAACAACGCGTTCAACAGCAGTTTTGCTGGCGGTGACGGTAAAGAGCTCTGCGCTACTGACCACCCTACTATCGGTGGCGGTAACTTCAGAAATGAGCTTTCTACTGCTGCTGACTTAAACGAAACTTCTCTTGAGCAAGCGTTGATTGATATTGCGGCGTTCATTGATGAACGTGGACTAAAAGTAGCAGTACAAGGAACTAAGTTAATTATTCCTAAAGAGCTACAGTTCACAGCTGACAGATTGCTTGAATCAACTTTGAGAACAGCTACTTCTGATAACGATGTAAACGCTATCAGAAACATGGGTATGCTGCCTGAAGGTTATGTGGTTAACCACTATTTGACAGACACTGATGCTTTCTTTATTAAGACTGATGCACCAAACGGATTTAAAATGTTCGCTAGGTCACCAATCAGAACTTCAATGGAAGCAGACTTCGATACTGGTAACGTTAGGTACAAGGCTAGAGAAAGATACTCTTTTGGATTCTCGGATCCAAGATGTGTATTCGGTTCTCCCGGAGCATAATAGTTCAATTTTAAAGGAACCTTTGCCGGGGGTTTCTCACTCAACCCGGCAACTTTTTTCTTGTATTCCCTTAATTTCATATATAATCTTAGTAATCAACTAGGGATAAAATTAATAGTTTATCGACTGCCCTAGCAGACTCGCCAAGACGATAAACGTAATTAAGGAGACTTAATATGGCAAAATCAACTTTTAGTGGACCGGTCAAATCGCTATCAGGGTTTATCTCTGCTGGTAATGCGGCTGTGGTCAGTTTAACAGCAGACACAACTTTAACTGTGGCTGCACACGCGGGAAAAATTTTAACTACTAACGATGCTGACGGTAAATTTACTTTACCTAGTATTGTTGCTACTGCTCCGGGCAGAGACGACGATCCTAATCAATTAAATAATTTAGGAGCTAGTTTCTTCTTCGTAGTAGAAACAGCAGCTACTGACATGGACATCTTAACTGATGGTACAGATAAATTTGTCGGTGGGCTTTACACTGGTAAAGACGATGCTACTGGTAAAACTTTTATATCAGGCGCTAGTAACGACGTAATTACAATGAACGGATCAACAAAAGGTGGACTAGCAGGAAGTATCGTTAAGGTAACTGCTATCGCTTCTGCTAAATATGCAGTAGAAGGAATCATCTTAGGTTCAGGCACTATAGTTACTCCATTTGCTGACGCGTAATAGGAGATAAATTATGGCTGATACAGTAACAAGTCAAACTATTCAAGATGGCGGCAGAACCGCCATCTTGAAGTTTACAAACGAGTCTA